TAGTCATGGGGGGTCCAGACAGCGACCTGCCATCATCGACGAGATTCATGAAGAGTACCTGAGTACCTACCCAAGCTTCATAAGCTGCAAGCAACAGGCAAGCCCCAAGCTTCAAGCCTCAAGCAACAAGCTCGAAAGTCTCAAGCACCGTGGCCCACGAAGCCTCAGGCGCTAAGTCACAAGCATAACCCAAAGCCTCAAGCTCCAGGATCGCGGATCCTGGAAAAAGTTTCAGGCACCTCGGACCGAGGGCCTGGGCTAGGATGAAAGTATTCTTAGGATGTGTCTTATGGAATGCAATTTGATGCGGAGAAAATTTGATACGATTCCCCTTAGTAACTTTTAGTTCAACAGTGAAAAAGTGCCCAGAAGTATTATACCCCAATAGATCAGGGCAGCCGAGTAGAGCAAGGTTTTCAATACGATTCCACTTGATGGTAGGTGTATTTCTTTTAAGATTTTGGTAGAGTTTTCTCTCAGGGCCCATACTAATTTTCGAGGTAACTCAGGCATTATATTATCAGCTTCGGTGCTTCTTTAGCTGGATATAATACGACTCGTATTCCTTCTTTTGCTCCAATAATATTGTTCGATTGAACTTCCATTTTTTTAATCTCAGCTATGTGTGATGGAGACAATGACACATAAATCTTTGCGTGTTTTATGCCACCGCCTTTGTTTCCTTCTGTAAACTCCTCTAATATATTTTGCAAGTCTTTTATATACATTTTTATAAAATTCCTTCCTTGCGCAATCTGTTTACACTGTCCTCCACTTGCTGGGCCAACTTCTTATTGTCGGCATGGACTTCTAGTATCTCTTGTTCCTTAACTGTGATCTCTCTTCGAAGGTCACCATTGATCTTACGATGCTCTTCATTGATCTGTTCTAACTCTTGAATTCTTTCTAGCTTGACCGTCATCTTCTGATCAGCTTCTTTCATACGCTCGTCTTGAGCTAATGCATTAGCCAAAGCTTCTTCAGCTTCCAACGCTCGCTCTTTCCAAGTAATATACTTCCCGGGATCATCCATTACCATTTGCTTAAATCCTCTGAGTCTTACATTCTCTTCTAGTTGAGCACTGAGCTTCATCTTGATGGACTGTATCTCTTGCTTTAATGCTTTAATTATCTCATTCATACATTGACTTCTACCTTATATCACCCTATAAGTCAAATTATGGGAGTACCAAAGAGATTAACGGAAATGCAAAAACGCTTTGCTGAATACCTGGTGTACAATGAAGGCAAGACAACAGGAAGAGAGGCAGCCATCGCTGCTGGTTATAGCAAAGACAGAGCAAACCAAGAAGCATCAGAATTACAGAACCCTAGACTATCACCACTGGTGGTTAAGTACATCGGGGAGTTAAGGGAAGAGAATCAAAAGAAATACGCAATAGACTTTGAGAGACACATAGCTGAACTAGCTAAGATTAGAGATAAAGCAATAGGGAGAGGTAGCTTCTCATCAGCCGTAAACGCTGAAGTAAGCAGGGGCAAAGCCGCTGGACTCTACGTCGAGCAGAAGATCATCAAAACTGGTAAGTTAGAAGATATGAGTGAGAAAGAACTCGAAGCCAAAATGAAACAAATCATTGATGACTACGCACCTATATTAAATGCTAAACCTATCGAAGAGATAAAAGCGGAAGTGAAATCATTGCCCAATAAAAAAGGGAAAGGATTAAAACCACTAAAAAAAGTTGAACCCACTCCGACTCAGGCCACATAATAAGGTTATTTTTTTCTTTTCTTTTTCTTTTTCTTCTTGTCTTTTTTCTTAGACTTTTTCTTTTTCTTTGCCATAATATAATTACTTTAGCTTTTTCATCTTCTTAATGCAAGATATAGGAATCACCGTACGCTCACCAAACACCATCCCATCCTCGTCCTCATCATAACTAGAGAACAACTTAATCACACACTCATCCTTAGAATATAACCAACCCTCACTAACAGGTGTAGCCAGCTTCATCTTATCAAATTCAGCTTCACTAGCCCAACCGGAATCAGAAGCAATATCAAACCACTCAACTCTATATTTTGCGTAGCCTAATTTTGTTCCCGATCTTGCGGTATCTTCTAACCTTAGTTTTCTTTTTGGTTTTCTTCTTTTCATTTGTGAACATCCATGGATTGTGGACTCGATTGAACGTATCCATCCAGTTCTCGTCTGTCAATTTTTTCCCCATTATGCATAACCCCATTCCGGTATATAGGGATATCAAAACTTTTCAAAGTTTTATTTTGAGTGAGTCGTGCGCGTGTATTGTGTAAATATAGGATAATATTGTCTAAAATAGTAATAAAAGTAAGTAAATAGTAAGCCATATTATGTAGTAATATCAATAACTTAGATTGAATCCTTACTATTCTACCTTTTTCTGAAGTGTTTTGTTTATTGATATGTATAAAAGTTTTCATATACATATAGGGGCTACGCGTCCTTCTCAAATTCACTCAATAGTTGAGCCTTGTCTATTTCAGGCTCTCGCATGATTTCATAGTATTCATCGAGTCTTTTGAGCCATTTATGCTTCCATTCACGCATTTCATGGTCCTGAAACCTGAATTCTTGAAAATATAGGTCAGGAGTACAGACCATAATAATACCTTGCCTAATACTAGAGCCATAAATGTAGTCATGGGCCATGGCATAGGCGGCAATCTGGAGATAGTAATCTTCTATCCACTCGGGGTTCTTTGGGCGGTTTGCTTGCTTAAAGTCTATGATTGTCTCCATATCATTATGAAGACAGGCCAAGTCTGTTGAGCCTGCGTAGAGGCCAGGATAATGAATCATTATCTCTGAGCCATACCATTCTGAAATGGGAACTAATCCTATTTCAATAATTTTTTGAGCCATTGGCTTAGCTTCTTTGCCAATTTCTGTAAGGTCATCGTATCCTTTCCCCGTGATATGTTTTTCCAAGAATTTGTGCATGCTAGTCCCACGCTTGCTACTGTAATTCTTAATTCGTTCTGCTTCTTCATGTCCTACCTTATTTTTCCAGCGCTGTAAATACGCCTGATCTTTGGTTTTTGCAAGTATTGTGGTTACGCTAGGTAGTCGGGCCCCTTGAATCTCGTAGACCCGCGATACGTGTTCCGTGATCTGTTCACCGGTGATGTACTTGTACTTATCAGAGTACTTCATGATACCAACATGTACAACGATACGAGGACCATGGAACTGAGACCGGTAAAGACCAGAAAAAAGAATCTATCTCTTGGATCCATATTTCCTTTTTAATCGTTTTCTAGTGTTAAGATGATCATCCACCGTTCGTAAGAGTTCAAAACGATCGGTGACTCGTTTCTTTCTTTCTAAATGCATAATGGGACTAAACATTTTCATAAAGAGTAAATGCTGAGAGGCAGGAATAAGAAGTTTATATTCTCCTTTATGCGGAGATCCATCTTTTCTCGTTCCTCTAGGCTTATGCGTGGAAATGGTCGGTTTAAAAATAAAAGGCCAATTCTCTAAAAATTTTTTTAATTTTTTTAAGGGTCGTAGATTCGTATTACTAAAAGTGACTCGGGGAGCCAGCCAACCCTTCTTACCCAAACTAATCGTGGCACTACCTTCGGCATCAAAGAAGCCTGCAACATAGCACATCAGAGGCGTTAGAGAAGCAATGAACTTATCATTTTTTCTAGGGAAAGGAACTTTATAGGGATGGTAATTAGGTAAGTGTTTATTAAGAAGCTTCGTCACTAAATTTCTTTTTTCATTAAGCCAAGGACACACGCACTGCATAAAATGATTCGCTGCGCTTCCATTTAAGGCGAGTTTATATAAAGTTTTATGTTTAGGATTCGACATGCGAATTCCAAAAATCGTCGTTCCATAAATCTCATGAAGAGATTCTAACGGTTCAACATCTTGAAGTTTAATATAGGCTTGAAGATAGTCTTTTCCTTTCTTATAAGCACGAAAGGAACCATCGCCATCAAAGAGACCGGCAAAGTACGCCGCTCGAGAAGGACTCATACTTGAATTCCAGCTCTCCCATTCTTCAGGAGTCATTTTGTGATGTCTTAAATTAATCCGACCTTGCTTGTAGATAAAATGTTTAGTTTTATTATATTTATATTTATAATCGGTAGCCCCCATTAATGAATCGTTCCTTGATCATCGTAGGGTTTAATTTTATCTTTGGAGTCCAACATAAACTCCAGCATGCGTTCGTACTCTGAATCAGTGAGCACGGTTTTATACATTCGTATTCCAATAGCCATAAATGTTGAGGCTACCATTTGAGGATTATAACGTTCGGATAATTCCACACTCATTTTAAAGAGTTCCTGGAACATCTGTTCGAGTTGGGATTCATCTAGTGTAGTTAGTAAACCGTTCGGTGTTTTCTTCATGTAGTTTTTCATTCTCCTTTATTATTTTGTTAATATACCACTCGTGTCGAGCGATCTTAACTTTGGGTCGCTTATTATATTTCTTCGCATAGGCTTTCATCTTCGCCTTAACGTGAGGACGCTGGTAATAAGCTTTCCACCAATCCTTACGATTCGAATACGTCTTTTTAGCTTTCGCTTTCACATAAGGACGTTTAGCATATTCCTTCATGTACTGACGTTTCTTCTCTTTATTCTCTTCTTTAGAATAATACTTTTTATTCGCTCTTCGACGCGACTTAAGATAAGGACCTAATAACTCTTCCTTAACCTTGGTAATACATACCATCTTTTTATTTTCTCCTTTACTTCGAAAATAATCCGGATGGTCGTATATATTCTGTAACTTTTTTCGTATTTCGTAACTGTTCATAAACGTGTTTCTTTATATCTTTATCCGTATAGACAATCGTTAAAACATCAAGGCCATTATAGGCTTTGACGTAAGCATTTTGTGTTGCGGCCGCACTTCCCCCGGCAGCTATGAGCGCAAACTCAGAGCAATTAGTTGTGAGGACAGTTAGAGCGCCCATTAAAAGGCACAATCTTAGGCTCTTCATAATTAATCTCTCCTTGTGAGTTACAAATTTCACAATCTCTTACTCTACTATATCCTAGACTCCAATTCCAGACCTGAAAAATAATCTGTTTAGCTCTAATATAGCCATTTCCCTTACATTTTGGACAAATAGCTGAATGGATTCTCTCTTCTGAGGTCATTAAAATACTTCTCTCTTTCATTTAATTGTTGAATTAATTTATCGTGAACATATCTAGGATTCCTCCCAGCCATTTCACAAACCAATCTAAAATCATCACTATTCCCTTTAAGCCAAGCTAAAGCCTGTCTTGCTTCGTGATAATCTGATACCGCAAAGGCATCGTGAACAGCTCGAGCCAGCACTGCGATCCAGAGATATTGCTCCGGTTCTAGTGCGGCGTCGCCTGTTAATCGTGGCGCCGTTAAATTTCCTAACGACATTACGTTTTTTTAACCTTTCCATTAAGACGTTGGATCTCTTTTTGTGCAAGAGTTTCCACAGTCTTTGAAACAGAAAGTTTTACTCCTTCGACTCCTGTTAACGTTTTGGCAATCTTCTGCAAGTCCGTATACACAGGAATTCTAACTGATATATTTCTATATTTAGTTATGTCTGTCATTGTTTGTTTCCTCTTCTTCCTTTTCTTCTGTTTTTAAAATAGTATGGAGTGCAGCGATTTCATGTTCTAAAGCCTTAACTTTAACTTTTAATTTAACATTTTCTCTGCTAATAAATCTAATTAGATTTAAAAAATTATCGCTTTCCATAATTCATAATATAGGATTTTAACGAGAGGAAGTCAATGAAAATAATAACTTTAAGTATCATTATTTGCTCCGCTTTATACGGCGAATGCAAGCAACCTTATACCAAGAATATTGAGTTCAAGACCTGGGCTGAATGCATGTATGCTGGGACCAATGACACCTTGACGCTCTATAACGTCATGGGTGAGGAGTATATCAATACGAATAGAATCTATGTTAAATTCATGTGTGCTGAGGTAGAGAAAAAAGAAGAAAAACAGACTTGACAATGTGTCTAAATTGTGGTAGACGGAAATCTTCTCACCTTTTGTTCCCATTCATTGTCGATTCCCTCTGACGGAATGGGACTGATTAATCACAAATATGACCAATCAATAACTTACCATCTTTGGTATAGTTTCCTTGATTCTTGCCCTCTTGATAGGTGGTATTCACTTCCCGCCAGGCCTCTGCAATTTCATTACAGTTAAGACCTTTTGTTTTTAATTCTATTTTTTCTACTCCGCTTACGCTTAAGAGTAGAATGATGACGACACTTTTCATATTGATCTACCGCCGCTTTAATAGCTCTATCAATTTCTTTTTGATTAGTGAACAACCTTGCCATTATTAATGACTTTGGTTAAAGCATTTCCTTTCTTGTTTATATAAGTAATCCAACCGGTGAACTTAGGAGTCTTGAGTAATAAGCTCTTAAACATCTTCTTCCAGCTCATTGCCTTGACAACTTCCTTTTTCTCTTCGTGGTCCGTGATTGTGTATTCGTATCTCATTCTTCAGGACTCATTTTAGCAAATCCAAGTTCTTTGGCCACCGCTTTATCAGTGGTCGTGAACTGATGAACATGATCCATGTTGGTATATCTAACTTTCCCTCTCCCCATTTTACGATACTTTTCGAAGATTTTCTTAAGCACTGTGATTCGATTAATCAAATCATTCAATGACTTTGTCTCCGCTAAATCGTATTTAGGGCTATAGATAGTATACCATATTTCATAAGGTTTCTTTTTCATTATTTACCCTTCTTTTCCGACAGATATTCTTTATGCTCTTTTATAAAAGATCCATCTTCATCTGTGTATTCAGCATTAATTTGAATGCTAGCACCATTTAAACAAACTGGAGTTTCCTTACTTAATTCAGCTGTGAGCATGAATTTAGATTTGGGTAATATTCCATAATAAATGTTTATATGGTCCTTAAAAATGTTTAACAATTGTTCTACATTTTCTAAGGTTAGTTTGGTGGCTAAATTAGCAACTTCCTGATGTTTCATTGTTTCCTCGCAAATCTGAGAAAACTAGTGATGTCTCTTCTCATGGCCATACATATACCAGCAAACATATTTCCTTTTACGTTTTTAAAAGCCTTGTCCTTCTTTATTTGATGATCCAAGTCTAACATAAAAGCATGGAACTTAAGTCCATATTTGTTGATCGCTTCTTGAACTTTATCTTTCTTTTTCATAATTTACCTCTTTCTTTCTATACGTACGATTTCATATCACGCTAGGCTCCCCGTACGTTTTGGTATGGCCTAACGTGTCCGAGTTAAGGGTCCTGCGCATGCTTACGTACTCGCTCTACAGGCCGGTCATTACCAATAATTTGATAACGATTGTCCCCGACATTTCTATATAGGTTATTGTAGGACTATTGTCAAGTGGAAAATTTAAATTAATATGTCTTTTAATTCAAAGGTTAAACCCTCTAATTCTGGGGGTTTTCCATTGGGATATTCAGGAAATACCATGTATTTCTCGCCTGTTTCTTCGTTCGTACAGCCTGCAACCAGCCAATCCCATTTAAAGTTATTATCTTCAACGAATTCTCTCATGACTTTAAAGCTTTGGTCTGGGTGTTGACTCAACAATTCAGTCTGGCATTCATCCATCGTCTTATACCAACCCTGCATTTCAAAGTTTTGTTGAGTTATGACAGGATCACTACCTATTAAATAGGCTAGTATTAAAATTTTGTACATTATCGCACACGTTTTCTTCCTTGGCCTCGTCTTTTTTTACGTCTTGAGTGTTTATTAGGCCGCTTGGAATGTCGTCCGGGCCTCTTCTTCTTGGGTTTTTTCTTGTAATTAGAAACCCCAAATAAAGGTTTCTTCTTACGCGCCATCTTTCTTCTCGTCTAACGCATGTGGATCATTGATGGGTAGGTATTGAATTGATCCATTAATATGTTGTTTCGTTAGTTCCCTACAGAACGTGCAAGTATAATAACCAGGTCTAACGGATACCATTTGAGAAACGGTATCACAATAAGGACATCTTCCCCATACCACTTTAACTTTTACTTTAAAGAAATCTTTACCAATACTTTCAAATAAAGAAAAAGGTCTTGTGCTTCTCTTTCCTCGTGTACGTTTTTTTGCTGGGGATTTTGCGGCCTTGAAAAATCTTCGACTGCAAAAGTTTCGCCATAGGGTTTTTAGATTTAGGGGCATTATTTAAGTACGATTTTTTTGATTGATCTTGAACCATCGTTATTAATCTCTACTTCAGCTTGAGTTTTTATACACTTATAAGTGACGGTCTCACTGTACTGACGTTCTGCTTCGCGCTTTCCACGTAAGCACATTCCCATTGAATCTTGGATTCTATGCTCCTTGATTTCAAAATTTACAAACATTAATAATGCTACGACTGTTTCCATTAGTTATATGAATACCCTGATGGGGTATCTTCCTTTTCTAAAATTTTAAATAATTGTTTATGCTGTTCCATAATGTCTTCGTCTGAATCTTTCATCTTATCAACCTGATCTTCTAGCTTAAGTACTTGTCTCTCTAATTTATCCACTTTATCTTCATGTACTGCTTGAATTGTAGAGAGTTCAAATGTACGGCTAAGACTCCAGCCTCCTAGGGCTATGAGCAATCCGACTAATAATGTCATTAACTTGTCAGCCATTAAAATATAATCTCCACTACCAGATATAACACAATAAAGATAAACATACCAGCCATATGAATATCATATGGGTGATTATGCATTAATCCCCCAGTACTTCTCTCTGTAAATCCTTGATATTCCATTCTTGATCTCTGACTGCATCGGTTGTTTTTCTAAGTATTTCCTCTAAAGCTCTGAAGTAGGCATTTACTTCAGTAACCCTTGCATTAACATTAAACATCTCTCTTGTAAACTCCTCTTTATCCTGTGCATATTTATCGAAGAGAATTTGAATGTCTTTGTTTAACAGGGCTACTTGTTGCTTATTTTCTTCAATGGTTTCAGTCAAATTAATAATATATTTAACCGATCCAAATGTCGCAGCCAGGATGGATACGACGATGGGTACGATAACAACCAGCTTACTCTTACTCAGATCCATTTTGTTTTATCTCCATTTGTTTTTTATGTTCTTGCTCCATAATCGCATCAAAGAGATTATCATTCGTTCGTTGTCTTTTTTCTTCCTTCTTGAGGAATTTCATATCTCTACATTTTTTAGCGACAAGTTCTAGCTCAGGTCCCATCTCTATGTTTCTATATTTTCTACAGATTTTAAGAAGTTCTATTTGCTGTCTAAGTTCGTACCTGTCTTCTTGTGCTTTTCTGAATTTTTTATCGCAGGTATTTCCAAATTTAAAACGAAAGTTTACTCCTACTCGGTACTCATGATCTTCATGAGAGCTTGAACCTCTGTCGATGTATTCCATTCCGCCTTGTCTATATTCTACGTACGGAGTGATATCCCCCGCATAACAGTCACGCCAGTTTTGGCCCAGGTATTCGTTCTTAGCTTCAGCTGAAGTAGCTGCGAACATTAAAATTAGACCGATGATAATAGATGAAATAAAATATTGCATCCATCTAGTTGTTCTGTTTCTTTTTTTTCTTGCGATTCTTCTTGCCCTTAGAATCTTTAAACTTCGATATCTCATTTTCTATCATCTCCACTTTGGTTTTAATTAGAACCATATCTTGTGAAAGAGAGAATGTACGTTGAAGCGTCCATCCTCCGAGCGCTAATAGAATAGCGAGCAAAGCGGTGATTAATTTTTCATTCATTATTGACACCACTCACATTCGTTGGTGTCATCAATAACAAGTTCACCACTTGTTGTTTTAGGTTTATATTCATACGTTTGTTGTTCAGCTTTTGCTTTTTCAACAACTTGACAACACTCACCTGAGTCTTGTTTTTCCTGCGTATGATCTTTACATTTTTCCATTTTGTTCTTCGATGCCATAAAAGAATCTGTCCGAATCTTCTGTTCTCCATGTGGCAGTATTTTCAACAGACCAATCATTGGTTTGTACCTTCCAATCGAACGGAACTTCATCTTTAACCGTAAAAGATGGAAGACTCCATATCAATCTATTATTAGGTTGTGCTGCATAATTGCCGTCGTTGAGTGCTAAGACGTGCGCGCACTTATGTTCGTGCGGGATTTCGGAATGATCCGTATCGACTATATTACTCTCCGGATGAGCAAAGTCAACTGTGAAAAGATATTGGCCGGTATGCCATTTCTTATCTTTTCCGTAATATTTGCCTGATTGTCCTAGAAGGATATCGTAAGTAGTAATAGCAGGAAAATAACTAAAGCAATTCCATAGCTCCAGCTCGTCCAGTCTACGCCTAGG